GGAAGTCAGCGTGCTTGATGCGCTGGTGATCAATGGCGTCAGGTACGAGATAGAGGGTATTCCGCAGCAATGGCGCTCGCCATTCTCGGGGCATACCTCGCCAATTCAGGTCAGGGCTTCTCTTATTACAGGAGCAACGGTATGACCGTCACATATCACCCAGACCATCGCGGAATAGGCGAGATGCTGAATGCTGATTTCATGGAGGGGACGGTGCTCGTCTTCGCTCGAGGAATTGAGGCGATAGCCGTTGCTACTGCGCCGGTAGGAGAGCATGACGCGCATCCTGGCCGCTATAAGGCCAGCTTCCACGTGAAGTCGCATAGACACGGCGGAGCCACGCATGACCGGGCGGAAGCGATCGTGTACAACAATGCCCCGGAAGCCATCTTCGTTGAGTACGGACATCATGGTCGGGAGCCGTATCATACGCTGGCCAATGCTGCATTCCGGAGGATACTGTGACCGTTCCTGTATTCCCTGATGTGGAGTCTGCTCTGCTGTATGCGCTTGTTCCATTGAATCCGGACATCAGGTTCGTTACGGTCATGCCCGCGAATGTGTCGACCGTCGTCGCTCGGGTGCATCGTATTGCTGGTGCGCCGCGGGATATCCATGTTGATCGTCCTATTGTTGATATAGATGTATTCGGTCCTGCGTCAGAAGCAGGAAACATTTCCGTGGCTGCGCGGAGCATACAGAGTGACGTTCTTTCTCTTATGGGAAAGGTCGTGGCGAATGGGGTGATACAGCACGCAGTGACCATAGCCGGACCTAGATCACTACCGGAGGCAAATCCAGATCTTGTGAGATATGGCGCAACATACGAAATCCAGATTCACCCGTAGGAGGGAAAGTGACCACACCAGTCCCGATGAAGGACAATACCAATCTCTACGCAGCCGGAGATGTGATCGTCTGGGTCGGCATGCCGAACGTCGGTGCGCCGGTCGGTTTCGAAGATGTGGATACAATCGTCGGAGCGAACTACGCCTGCCTCGGATGGGTGGAGACTTCCGGCTACATCTTCAAGCTGGACGAGACCATCAAGGACATTCCTGCGGCAGGCGTGCTCACGCCTATTCGCAGTATTCTCACTGGCGGCAGCAAGACGGTTCAGGCGACATTGCTGGAGGCAATGAATCCGTACGTGCGCTCGCTGTACGACGACGTGCCGATCTTCCCGCTGTCGTCGTCGCCGCTCAAGCCCAGCGTGACGCCGCCGAACGTGGCCAGCTACGTCATCCCGGATCCTCCGGCGGACAATCGCTATTCGCTTCTCTTCGACAGTATCGACGGAGACAAGGCAATGCGGCTGTATGCCCCGTTCGCCAAGGTGACAGCCCGCGGCAACGACCAGGTGCAGCAAGCCGATGTCGAAGCCATGCAGCTAACCTGGACGCTCTATCCGGGCACCATCGACGACGGTACTGATCCGGCCGAAACGGGGGTCGCAAAGCGGCTCATCAATTACGGCAAGAGCATGGTGGACTACTTCTCATGAGCGAGGACCCGACACCAATCCGCGAGGATGAAGAAGACGTAGACCTAGACCTTGATCTCATTACGCCAGCACTGCGTGATGAGGCCGTCGGCAATCCGACAACCGTCAGAATTGACGGCAGGGTGATTCACGTTCAGCACGCCAATGACTGGTCTTCCTCGGCAATGCGCGATGCGTCCAACGGTCGCTGGGAGGAATGGGCACGTACCGTCATTGAAGATGATGACGAGTACAAGGTCTGGCTGGACGCTGACCTGCGAAACTTCCAGATCGAGGCGATATTCACGCAGTGCGCCAGGAAGGCCAGGTTGAACCAGGGAAAATCAACCAGGTTCTCTGGCTCACGGAATCGTACGCGGAGGAAATAGAAGCCGACCTCCATCGGTACTACGGCCTTGACCTAATTGATTTCTTCAGGCCAGGCAGCAGGCTCGGTTGGAGAAAGCTTCTGGTTCTTGCCGAAAGGCTTCCGTCAGAGAGCGCGCTGAATACCGCGATCAGGAATTCCCATTCGGATGACGAGCTTGCGGCAGCAAGGCCGGATCTGTCCGGGGTTCCGTGGAGCATGCAGGAAACGCTGATGGCCATGATGGTAGATGACGTCCGGATGCTGAGCTGGATGTATGCCTCGGCACACTCCAAGTCGGCACTGCCTAAGCCTAGCCCCGTGCAACGGCCTGGAGCGCGACGTGGCCGTCGCAGGCGCACGCTCAGCCTGGCCGCGGCACGACGGCTAGACCCTAGGCTGCGCGGGCTTACAGCCGCGCAGGCGCAGGCCAGGATGGACGAGATAACTGGCAGGAGAACGTTATGGCCGATATCTTCGTCGGGTCGGTGGCCGTAGGCGTAGTCCCAGATGCCCGCGGCTGGGACGAGCGCATGCGCGCTCAGCTAATTCCTGGCTCTGAGCGGATCGGTTCTGAAGTCGGCAATACCATGTCGCGTAAGATTGTCGACAACATGGGCAAGTCCGGCGAGGAATCTGCTGGCGCATTCAGCGATACTTTTCAGAAGCGGCTGAAAGCAGCGCTGGCTCAACTGCCCGATGCGAAGCTGAAGGGCGATGACTCAGATGTAGAAGAAAAGCTCCATCGTATTCGTCTTATCATGGAGGAGCTCGGCAAGAAGAAAATCGGCATTGACATGGACCCGAAGCTGGCGCTGGAAGAGCTGGCTGTTGTTGATAAGGCACTGAAGGAAGTAGAGCACGACTCAAAGAACATTGACGTCAAGTTCAATACGTCTGCGGCCAGAGCACAGCTAGCCCTTCTCAAGCATGACGCCGGAAAGATAGGCGATGATTCCGGCCGGAATATGATGGAGAACATGCTCGGCGGTATCGGCGGTGCGGCTGCCAGTGCGCCGGGAGGCGGAGCAAGTGCTGGAGGCATGGCCATCCCTGGCCTCGGTGCGCTGTCGCCTGGAGCCATTGCCGTCGGTGCGGCAATCGGGCTATTCGCGCTTCCGTTCATTGCGCAGGCCGCGGCTGGAGCTGTCGTGTTCGCGTTCGGTGCCGCGCTGGCTGCGATGCCGATAGCCGGAGCGATCATGTCCGGCAAGCTGACCAAGAACTTTGATGATTTCAAGAACAGCGCTAAGAAAGACCTCATTGAGATTGGCGCGGGATTCGTTCCGATCATTCAGCGTATCCTTAGTGTGGCCAAGCATGTCATGGATGACATGACGCCAGTATTCCGAAAGGCAGCCGATATCATCGGGCCTGCCCTGGAGAACATAGCTGACACTTTCCTGCGTGCCTTTGATCAGCCCGCGGTGAAGCAGTCGATTATTGCCATAGCGCAAGCCTTCACGGATATACTGAATGCGCTTGCGCCAGATCTGCCCGGCATGATGAAATCACTTGCCGAGGCTATCACGCGCATTGCCACAGTTATCTCCCAGAATCCGAAGGCATTCGCCGATTTCATTAACTTCCTGGTGCAAATTGTCATCTTCGCGCTGAATGCCATTGCCGTTCTGACCCGACTGGCCACGTACATGGAGACCAGGTTCGCCAAGAACGTCAAGGACATGGTAGCGGAATGGGGCTCAGCCAGCCGTGCAATGCAGATTGCCTGGAGCGTTTCTGTCAATGCGATGCACAGAGCCTGGAGCTGGTTCGTCAATTACTTCACGCTTGCCGGGCATCAGATGGAGATGGACTGGAATGCTGCGTGCGGCAATATCCATGGCTGGTGGAGCAATACCGTTAACTTCCTTCACTCGGCGTGGAGCTCCTTCATCAACTTCTTTGTCTCGGGCGGGCACTCGATAGAGCATGCATGGGCTGTCACTTGCAATAACATTCATAATGCGTGGAGCAACACGATCAACTTCCTGCATTCAGTGTGGAGCAGCTTTGTCAATTTCCTTTCCAGCACGATGTCTTCTATCCACGGAGGCTGGAGTAATCTCTGCAACTTCATGCATAATGCGTGGGCCAATACGGTCAATGCGCTCAGTTCTGTGTGGAAGGGTTTCGTCAATTTCCTGGCCAGCACGATGTCGTACATGCACAGCATATGGAGCAATGTCTGCAACTTTATATCCGGTGCGTGGAGTTCAACTGTCGGTGGAATGATCAATGCGTGGAACGGTTTCTACGGTGCTATCGCCAATGCCATTAACGCGATGACAGGCTGGTTCTCTAATTTCTTCGGATGGGTGGAAGCAGGCGCGCACAAAGCATTCGGATGGATGGGCTCAGTCGGGAGCTTCATTGCCCATCCGTTCGGAATCGGTCGTCAGATGGGAGGAATGATTCCTGGCTATGGCGGTGGAGACAGGATACCTGCATTGCTGGAAGCTGGCGAGCTCGTGCTGCCGAAGGAAGCTGCCCGTGATCCCCTGGCCGCGGCTGTGGCAGGTGCCTACGGCGTGCCTGGATTCCAGTTCGGAGGCATTGTCGGCAATATCGTCAGTCTGGGCAAGAGCGCGCTCGGCCAGATTGCCGGGCAGGTAAGCGGAGCACTTTCAGGTCCTGAGGGCACCGTGATAAAGACAATTCTCAAATCTGTGCTGGGTACCATTCTGCGCGTGCTGCCAGGCTTCCTCAATGAGGCAGCCGCGGAAATCGGCAAGTTCTCTACGTCGTCGCTAGGATTCCAGCATGGCGGAATCGTAATGGATTCTGGTGGCTGGATCCCGCCAGGAGCGACCACTGTCTATAACTTCACTGGAGGCCCGGAGCACCTGACTCCTTCCTTCAGCAGCAATGGCGGAGGAGGCTCGGTATATCACGCGCACTTTGACGGGCTGACCGGGGCTGCAATTGAATCACATGTGCAGACGGCTTTCACTGCTATGTCGCTCCGAGATGGTGCGCTGCACAGGCAGGGCAGGAGACAGTAATGACAGTTGATTATCCTACACCATTGCAGATCAGCTACACTGATCCGGATGGCAATAGCTGGAATCTGTCAGACCAGACAATGCAGAACGGCTACATCTGCACGGGCATCGCCGGGATAGAGGGTATTCCGGTTATGTCGCAGTTGATCCCGCTCCTAGATGGCAGTGCACGCACCGACCTGTTCATGGCGCAGCCCGGCACCATTGTCATCGGGATTCTTCTCATGCGACCGGCTAGTGACCAGGAGAATGATTATTACGCATTGCTTGACCGTATAACGTCGGCATTCTACAACAGGAGGAATGCGCTTCCGGCTCCGGGTCTTCTTAACATACAGCGGCCGGATGGTTCAATCAGGAGTATTTACGTTTACACGACCTCCGGCCTTAACACGCCGGAG